TATATCTGTAGAATTATCAGGAAGAGGCCAAAGAGATAATACAGGTTTATCTCGTTTTTTACGAATTGAGTATTGACTTGGACGGCCTTTTTGTGTTTTATTAGGAATAAGAAGATATTCTTCAGGAGAGATACGTTCTAATTGTAAATCAGTATCATCTCTATTAATAACAACTTCTAATGCATCTATAGTAGAAGATGATAAATCATAACTAGCCGTGCTTGCAGCCACAGTCACATTAGAAACAGAAGTACTCCAAAGTAGCACACCTCTATTTTGCCAATCTTTTAACATAAGATTAATAGAACGACGGGCAGAAGCAGGTTCATGACCAAGAGTACTTTCACCCCCAATCATTTCCATTGCTTCTTGTATAACTTCATCTATGTCAAGATTAAAATCATATGTGCCTGAAGTTGCCATTATTTCTTAGCCCTTCTTTTTCTAACTGTTTTTTTCTTTTTAGTAAATGTTCTGACGTTAGTAGGTTTACCACCAACACCTTGAGCCTTTGATCTTTTTCTTGCCACTGCACTTCTTCTTTGTGCAGCAGTCATGCTTTTAGCTTTAGAACGTGGAACACACTTTGGATATTTTCTTTTGCTTGATTTCGTAGACTTACGTCCACAGGCTTGGAACTTGCCCTTTTTTTTAGGCGCACCAATGTCCACCCAATCTCCTTTTGGGCCTTTTCCAAACCATTCTTTCAAGCTCATGCGTAAGTACCACCACGCTTTTTGTATGTCCTAACCAACCAAGCATTAGCATAAGCACTAGGATAAACATCAAACTTACGTTTAGCCTCTGCTTTTACTCGTGCATATAAAGCTTTATTTTTTGGTGTAGGTGATTTACTTTTTGATTTTGATTTAGTCTTACGTTTTTTTACGACTGCCATTTTTACCTCTTGCTTTTCGTATAGCCTCTTTACCTTTTTTAAATATAGAAGCTACTTGAGTTTTGCCCATAACTTTGGCACGTTGTTCTCCCACAGTTAGTATCTGTATTTTACGAGCATAAGGTTTATTAATACGTTTAACCTTTGCTACTGTAGCCCTAGCATCTGCTGGAGTAGCAAACTTTATACCGACTGTATCTTTTGGATTTTCATCGGTATAAAGTCTGCGTCCAGAACCTTTAGGTTTTTTGCCAGTACCAACCTTTGGATCACGTTTTTTAGGCATTACCTAGCACGGCCACCACGAGAACGATATTTAGTTTTCATAGAGCCACCGCCCATACGACGAACGACACCGCCTTTAGAACGACCTTTGGTTGTCATACGACCACCTCCAGCCATCTTTTTTTTCATCATTTTACTTCTTCCTTTTGGTTTTCTTTTTGCTGCCATTAGTTTTCTCCTTTGCATAAAGATTGTTGAATGTTATATTAGGGTCCATGTAACTATCGTCTATTTCCGCTGAATGTACATACTGACTAGGAACAAAGTCTGGAGCGCCTTCACCAGCTTCCCATAAAGCAGGGTTAGTTATTCTAACTCTATTATTAGGTAACGCTACAATGTTACCTGTATATTGATCTGCATCTAAAAGTTCTAATACATGTGATTGTTTATGTTGTGCTGGATCATCTGAGATATGACTATCTGTATAATCTATTGTAAACATATAACGACCAGTATAAAATTCTCCTCCTATTTTACAAATCCAAGGACTTGAAGATATTCTATCCATTATAATTAATGCATGATTTCTTGATGAACAGTCCCATGGTTGAGCTAAATGTGTTTGCATTCTTTCAGGCCATTCTTCCAATCTATTATCTGCAATTAATGCAGTGATTGGCATTCTGGCCCACATTGCACCACCATGTATATTTTCATCTTCATCACAACCTGTAAACACAACATTAAAACTTAAACATCTATCTGGTATTGTATTTACAGCTATTGCTAATGCATGTAGATATTCTCCTTCATATTGTTCATGATTATAAGTATACTCTTTACGCACCCAACATTTAAAATGTGGGATATTAGAACTTAAATACGTCAAAACTTTTTTAACACCTCCATCGTCTACGGGCTTGTCTAAGCCTACTATTAGGATTACGTGCAGCCTTTGGAAACTTTTTCATTTGTCCCGCAGACCTTGCACAATAAGATTTACGCCTTGCGGCTCTTGCTTTAGTTCTAGGTTTTTTTTCAGTTACAGCAGTTTTTAACTTAGAACCGGGATTTTGTCTACGATATTTTGCAACACCTTTTTTAGTCATACCAGCACCAGCTTTGGTAGGACGCTTCATACCCCGACCAATAGTAATACCTTTCATATTACTTGGTTTTCTTTTTTTCTTTACTGCCATAACTATTCCTCTATGGTTTTATTCTAGCTTCAAGTAAAGACGTTAAACCAGATGTTCTCTGTTTAGCTGCTTCTCTTTGTGCAGTTTCTCTATCTAAAGCAGATGGCATTTTTTTAAGACCTTCTTTAGTTGCAAGTTCAGGCAACATACCTCTTATTTCTTTATCTGCTAATAAATCTGCTATACTAAGACCTGCTATAACTGGACCTGTTACAGCAAGTGTTGGAGGAAATATTGCTCCTAGTCCTGCTGCTAAACCTGCTAGTCCCATACGTTTAGCTCCAAATGTACTAAGCTGTCTTGCAATAGCTTTTGCTGCTTGTTTATTTTTAGCTTTCTTTAATGCTTCTTTTGCTTTTGCACGTCCCTTTGGTGTAAACTTACGACTAACATTAACACCACCTTTACCACCTTTATATAATAAAGATCCAATTCCTCCAGCCTCTATAGCAGTTACAATATTGTCAACAGCATCAGGACCAAGTTGCTCTCTAGTATAGTCTCCTAAAGGATTTTCCATACCCACTGTAGCACGACCTATATCTAAAGCAGATTGTGTTACAGGAGAATAAGGATCTTGAAAAACCGGATACATCAACTGAGGTTGATTAACCGGACCTCTTTGATCTAACAGTCCTCTATTATATTCTGCAAACCTTTCCATAATTAATCATACATCATTGCTACAAGATCATTACCACGTACTGACTTTTTAATCTTACGTTTAGGTTTACCTACTTGCCCACCAGCTTTCTTTTTAACCTCAGATTCTACAAAACCCTCACCCATTAAATCTCTAAGTTGATCTACTGTATAATCAGATAAATTTCTTTCTTGAATATCATCTGATGCTCTTCCTCTAGCAGTTTTTAAATCATCGCCTTGATCAAGATAATCTTGAACTCGACTATCAAAAAACTCTTGATCAGTTTTAGGAGCAAAACCGGGATCAGCTTGAATATCTAATTTAACTACCGGAGAAGTAGGATCTGATGCTTGACCAACAATATTAGGTAGCTGACTTTCTTCATCTCTTGGTTGTTTAACAGGAGTCTTTCCTTCAGCAATCTTTTTTTCTTTAAAATATTTTCTTAAAGCTGCTCTATCTATTTTATTTTGTTTATTATTAATTTCTTCATTTAAACTTTTTGTTAGCATTTCTACTTTTTTAAAATCTGATTCTTTGTCAGCATTTTGTTTAGTTTTAGCAATATCTGATAATAGTTTATTTTGTCTTATTTCAGATTTTTCTAATCTATTCATTGTTTTTACAAGTTCTTTTGCTTTTGGACCTTTTAAATCAACAGCTTTAGATCTTGTAAGAGTTGTAGGAGAAAGTTCACCAATACTTTTAATTATAGTTTGTGTTGGTTCAATTTCAGAATCTTCTAAAAACCTACCTGTTTCTATATCTATAACATCATCACCTGATTCTACTTGTTGACGTTTTATAGTAGCTAAACGATTTTCTAAAATTTTATCTAATACTTTTTCTTGTTGTATTTTTTTTTCTGTAGCAGAAAGTTCTTTTTGAGTCTTAGTTTTAGTTTTAGTTTGTATAGGAAATTTAATATCCAAACGAGATGCTTCACCTCTTTTATATGGACCTCCCGGTATCATAGGTGCTAGGCCACGCCTAAGATCTTCCATTAAACGTGGCTCAGAAATAGACATAGGTATTTCTTCTGGCGTAGCTCCAGTTTTATTAGCTAATCTTTTTAAAAGAAATTTTAATGCATCTTTTTTAGCAGACATATTTTATCTCCTAATAAAAATTAGTCTTCTACTTTAAAAGCTTTGCCTTGTTCGTAGTCTTCATCAACTACAACATCCTGTGGCGGTCCCTGAACTTGCGGTCCTTTACGTGCAGCACCATAGCCTTGTCCAGTAGGACGACCTACGATCTCATCAAGATTATGAGGACGTTTAATTAGTGTATGCGGTCCCGGCATTTATTTTCTCCTTTTTACATTTCGTTTTTTTAATCGTTTACTAGTTTTAGACTTACGTTTTTTAGGAGCTTTAGTAACTTGTTGTCTAACACTAGACCGACTAATCATAGCTAGAATCTACAACCTGACCGCCTGTCATTTTGTAGGTTATCTTACCACCATATTTCTTTTT